GTGTTCAACAAGGCGGTTCTTGAGGGTGACTTGAAGGCCGCCGATTTGTGGTTGAAGGCTGTTGGGGTTAATTCGATGGCTGCCCGTGAGAACACGATTTTGGATGCTTTGGAAGAGGATGATTTCGCCAACTATTCTGACGAAGAGTTGGCTCGTCTGCGGGACGAGGCTTTGGCGGGGGCGCAGGAGGACGAAAGAATTGCGTCCGCCAAGCAGGCGCTCAAGGATCGGGGTATTGAGCCTACGGTGGTTGAGTAATGGCTGTGTCGGTTGTCACACCGACCCAGGCCGCTCAGGAGAACGCTCGTAAGCGCAAGGTCTCTTCCAAGTTCAATATCTCTGCGATCGAGCAAGAGTTGAAGTGGCGTGGATGGTTTCCGTCTAAGCCTATCGACTGGTCTCAGGATATCGACCATGAGGATGCTCTCATGCTCGCTGAGGCGTGTACGAACTTTCTTGAAGAGAACATGTGGATTCGTGTCCCAGGCAAGGGCCGAGTCCCACTGAAGCTCCGTGCAGCCCAAAGGGAAGTTCTGTACGACTGGATTCGGTATCGACGTAATGTCGTGCTGAAAGCAAGACAGATTGGGTTTTCCACCTTGATTGCTGGTTTCACTTTGTGGCTGACGTACGGTTGGGATAACCGTCAGATCATCATGCTATCAAAAGGAGAGCGTGAAGCGGTCAGTCTTTTGCTGAAAGCAAAACAGGCGTATAAGCATTTTCCTGATTGGGTGCGTATGCGTGGGCCACGATTGATGGATCGTGTCCGCACGCAGATGACTTTCGAGAATGACTCCACGTTGATGAGTCTACCGTCTGCCAATAACCCTGCCCGTGGCGAGTCGGTCTTTCTGGCCATCCTTGACGAGTGGGCGTTCTTGCCGAACCCTGAAGAGGCGTGGGCGTCGGTTGAGCCCACGACCGATATTGGCGGTCGTGTGTTGGGGTTGTCCACCGCCAACGGCGAGGGCACGTTCTTTCACCGCACCTGGGTTGGTTCCCAGTTGGGCGAGAACGGCTTTCATGGTATCTTTTTCCCATGGTCTGCTGTTGAGGAACGTACCGCTGAGTGGTATGCCCAGAAGCAGCGGGAGTTGGAGCCGTGGCAGTTGTGCCAGGAGTATCCGTCGAACCCTGAAGAGGCGTTCATTGGTTCGGGTAACCCTTTTTTCAATCTGAAAAATCTGGCAAGATTCAAGGAAGTGCCACCCGTTTGGGTTGGCACCATCACCCTAGAGGGCAAAGAGCCTAGGTTGTTTGAGGAAGATGGGCCTCTACGCATTTGGTCTAGCCCGAATGACGAGGATCGGTATTCGTATGTGATCGGTGCCGACATTGCTCAAGGGTTGGAGCATGGCGACTACAGTGTCGCCTACGTGTTGTGTGTGCAGACGAATGAGATTGTGGCGATGTGGCATGGCCATATCGACCCTGATATCTTTGGTGAGAGCGTTTTGCCCGCTTTGGGATGGTATTACCGCTTCGCTGTGATCGCACCAGAGTTCAACAACCATGGAATGACGACCACGAAGGCGCTCCAAAGGGTGAAGTACAACCGAATTTACCGTAGACGGTCGTTGTCTAAGCGACAAGACCGTCCGTTAGAGCAGTTGGGATGGCTTACGACCCAAACATCGAAGCCTTTGCTGGCCGATGATCTTGCTGCGTGGCTTCGGGAAGCGAAAAATGTGCCCGATAGGCGCACGATTGCCGAATTGCGTACGTTCACAAGGGACGAGAAGGGGAAATTGAGTGGTTCTCCCCACGATGACTGTGTTATGGCTCTTGGTATCGCCATCCAATGTCGAAAATATGCCATCATTGAGAAAATTCAAGGCAATGTCAGCGCCGAAAAGGTGAAAGGGTCGTTTGCTTGGTGGGAAAAGAAGCTTGATGGCGCTAAACGGGGTCATAAAAACTTGAAACCGACGTTTAGTTGACGGTTATCGTAATACTTTATGACGAATTGCCCTGGATGCGGTGACGACTGGCCCGAGGACCGCTTCAACGGGGTCTCAGCGTTCTGTTTCAGGTGCCGTGCGAGGTCTTTGGAGTTCTCGTATGGGCCTAGACAGAAGCAGGGCTTCCACGATTACACAATTAAAGAGTTCAATGACTCACAAATCGCTCAAGCCCGAGCGAACGGGCTTGATCCACAGCCTGTGGCCACCAAGGCTACGGCTGTTCCGAATGCGTCACAATTTTCACGTCTGAAAAATGCGTTAGAAAGGCCCAAGAATGGCAGCTAAGCCCACGTCAAAGGTTACTCCTTCGGGAAAGAAGCCGATTGCTACCAACAATCAGCATGCTCCGAAGCAGTCTCGCCCCAGCAATCACGATCATGCCGTGATTCGCCCTCCTTCGGATAACCAGAACTACAAGCGATAAGGGACACACTAGATGGCCCGAATGAATTCGCAAGACTACAAGACTGGCGGAATTAATTCCAAAAAGGATGGTCTTGCCCTTCATCAAAAGCGGGTAACGGATGCCGTGAAGTGGCGTCAGCAAGCCAAGTACGATGAGACTTGGGCTAGACTGATTAAGCTTTACGGCAACCGTTACGACTATGCCGAGTTGGACACGTACGATGATATCATCGCACCCAACATGGCTTTCTCCACAGTGAACGTCATTGTTCCTGGGGTTAGCGTCAACTACCCCAAGATCACTGTCAAAGCTCGCAAAGAAGAGATGCAGCAATCGGCCTCCATCGTGGAGGCGATTGCCAACTACGAGTGGCAACACAACGACATTCACGAAGAGTTCCGTTTGGCCATCAAAGATTTTGTCGTTCTCGGACACGGCTGGTGCAAAATCACATGGGTGTACTCTGAGGCTCAGCGTGACTGGACGGAGGAATCTTTCGCCCAAGAAGCATCCAACCGTGTCGCCCAACTGGGCCAAGAAATCCAGCAAGCCCAGCAGGCGGGTGTCCCCACGCACGATTTCCCCACCGTGCAAGATGTGGTCGGCGCTATCCCCGCCAAAGAACCCTATGTTAAAGAGGATCGCCCGAACGTCGATAGGGTTTCTCCGTTCGATATCTACATTGATCCTGATGCCACACGTCTGAAGAATGCCACCTGGGTTGCTCAGCGCATGTATGTGCCGATTGATGTGGCTAAAGAGAATGAAGCCTGGAAGGCTTCTGCTCGTTCTAAGCTGAGTGCTTATGCAATGTCGGAAGCCAAGAAGGAAATCGACATCATGTACGAGGGGGAGGATCGTGGGGAAGAGGCGTGTTACGCCATCATTTGGGAATATTACGATCTTCTCAATGAAACTGTTTGTACCTTTGCTGATGGTTCTGATGATTATTTGCTCGATCCCGAACCTGTACCTATGCCTTTCACGCATCCGTTCGTTATGCTCAGGAACTACGACGTACCTGACAAGCTGTACCCGTTGGGTGATGTTGAGGCAATAGCGCCACTTCAGATCGAACTAGCGATGACCCGTACCCAGATGATTAACGACCGTAAACGGTACCGTCGCATGTATCTCTATCGGGACGGCGAGATTGGTGAGGACGGGCTAGCGGCGCTACTTAGCGGCGATGACAACGCTTTGGTCAAGGTTGAGGGCTCTGCACCGTTCGCTGACGTGCTAGCGCCTGTGGGGACTACGAATCTGCCGCCCGAGTTCTATAACCAGACCGCTATGATTCTTGAGGATATCAACCTTGTGTCTGGTGTTTCCGAGTACCAGCGTGGTAACCAGCCCGAGATTCGTCGCACCGCTACGGAAGCGGCGATGATTAACGATGGAGCTAATGCCCGTGCAGCGGACAAGTTGTCGATCGTTGAACGTTCGATCGGTGAGGTTGCCGAACGGGTTGTGAAGTTGACCCAAGAGTTCCTGACGGCTGATGCTGTGGCTAGGATTGTTGGCCCGAATGGGGCCACGATGTGGGTCCAATATGACGCAGATCAAATCCAAGGTGACTACGACTTCAGTGTTGAAGCTGGCTCTACCCAGCCCCAGAATGAGTCCACTAAGCGCCAGGCTGCCCTTCAGCTTATGGATA